CACCGACTTCACCGGTGAGTGCGAGGACATCGACTTTGCTACCCGTCGCCTGGTCTACGAGGAGTCCAACGGCCGCAGTGCTCTGCGCTTCCTCGGGCCTGCGGGGTTCCAGCTGACGCTGATCAACCCGACGGACCAGGCGCGGGCTCTCGTGGACGACGGGCGATCCACCCGAACCGTGAAGATCACGTGCAACGGCCACTCCATCAGCCATCCCGTGCGCTTCCTCAAGGAATGGACCACAACGGACGGCGTGCGCAAGGTCTTCGGGGCTCTTGCCTGGGACACCGACCGCGACGCGCAGTGGGTCAACGAACCGCAGCTCGCCGAGGCGTAGCTCCAATCAGAAGGGTGTAGACCATGGCAAAGACCTCAGGCCTCGGCTGGAGCGTGTGCTCCGTGGACGATGCGGCGGGCGTCGTCCGCACGATCATCAACGACGTCACGAACTTGCAGTTCGCGACCCCGCGCGCCGTCCAGGACATCACGGGTATCGACAAGTCCGCGATCGAGCGGCTCCTGCTCCTCGCGGATTTTTCGATCACGCTGAACATTGTGGCGAACTTCGCGGCCAACGCGAGCCACGACGTCTTCAAGACCGTCCCCAGTACCTCCGTCGCCCGGACCACGACCCTCACCGTCGCCGGCAAGACGCTGGCAAACGAGGTCCTGTACACGGACTACCCGCTCCAGCGGTCCGCGTCCGGCGAACTCACCGCGTCGGTGCCTGGAGTCCTCGCCGACGGCACCGTCCCCACCTGGGCCTGAGAGGCGCACGCACATGGGCTACAAGACCAAGGTCAAGACCTACACGATCAAGTTCGCCCCGGGCCACGAGCACCACGGGGCCGAGGCCAAGGTCCGCAGCATGTCACTCGGCGAGTACATGGAGGCGACCGGGCTCGACGGCGGCGACGGCGACGGCAACGCCGGAAGCCTGAAGAACTTCATCAGCCACCTCGTCAGCTGGAACCTCGAAGACGAGGACACCGGGGAGCCCGTCCCGCCCACCGAGAAGGGCGTGCTGTCGGTGGACCACGACCTGATCGTGGCCATGAACAACGCATACGTCCAGACCCTCACGGGGGTCCACAACGCCGACCCTTTGCCCGAGAGCTCGACCTCTGGCGAACCGTCCCCGGCGCCGTCGATTCCGATGGAACCCCTGTCCGAGAGCCTCGCGAGCTGAAACGGGCGCGGTGGGTCCTCGGACTGTGCGAACGGTTCAAGTGCCTACCCAGCCAGCTGTACGAGGAGGACACGGATCTACTGCGCCTGATCGCGATCGAGCGGCTCGGCGCAGCACCCGAGGAGCCAGGAGGGGAGGTGGGCAATGTCTGATGACGTGACGATCACAGTGCGGGTCGATGACCGCACAGCGGCCGGTTTCCGTGACGTCGACGGGCGGCTCCGCGACATGCACGGGCGGTTCGCGACGGCGGCCGGGAGTGTCCAGCAGTCGTCGTCGAAGGCCGATAAGGCCTTGGTCGACATGCGGGCGACGATGCTGTCCCTCGCCCCGGCCGCGATCCCGGTCGCTGCCTCTCTCGCCCCGATCGCCCTGCATGCGGGTGCGGCCGGGCTGGCGGTCGCGGCGTTCGGCGCTGCGGTGATCCCGCAGATAGGGAACCTGAAGGACGCGGCCGGCGCGCAGGACAAGTACACGCAGGCCGTGACGAAGTATGGGGCGCAGTCGAAGCAGGCTGCGGCGGCGCAGCAGTTCGTTGCTGACTCGTTGGCGTCGATGCCTGCGGCGACGCAGCGGGCGTCTGCCGCATACTCGAATTTGGGTGACAAGTTCCGGGCGTTTTCCGACAGCAACGCCAAGTTCACGATGGCGCCAGTCGAGAAGTCGTTCGCGGTGCTGGGGCAGATCATCCCGAAGCTCACCCCGATGGTCCGTAGCACCTCGACGCAGTTGGACCGGCTGGTGACCGTCGCGGGCGGCGCGGTCAACACGTCGGGGTTCGATGCGCTGTCGAAGAAGGTCGGCACCTTCGCGAACTCGTCGTTGAAGCAGGCCACGGACGGTGCGATCCACTTCATGCGGGTCATTTCGGAGGGGAAGTCGTCCGGCCCGATCGCATCGTTCTTCGCCTACGCCAAGGCGCAGGGGCCGGCCGTCAAGGAGCTGCTGACGAACGTGGCGAAAGCTGTCAGCAACCTGTTGCAGGGTGCGGCGCAGGCTGGCCCGGGGATGCTGTCGTTGGTCAACGCGTTCGCGAAGCTGGTGGCGGCGGTGCCTCCGTCGTTGGTCGGCAACTTGATGCAGGTGTACGCGGCGTTCAAGCTGATCAAGCTGGCGGGTGCGGGAATCGGCCTTGCCGCTGAGGGCATCACGTCCATGCGGACGGCTATCACGGGCCTGACTGCGGCGTCGGCTGCGGCGGGTGGCGGGATGGCGGGCCTGCGGGCGGCGTTCATGTCGCTGGGAACCGCGGCGAAGGCGGGCGTGATCGTGGCGGGGATCGCTGCGGTCGCGGTGGTGTTCTCGAAGTTGTCGGACATGGGGAAGAAAGCTCCTCCGGACGTCGACAAGATGACGACGGCGCTCACGAATCTTGCCCGCACAGGCAAGGTCAGTGGCGAGGCTGCACGCTCCTACGGCAAGGATCTGAGCGGTCTCGGCGACTCGCTGCGCACCCTGGCGCGCCCGTCGAACTTGGACAAGACCCAGCAGTTCTTGACCAGCCTCGTCGGCATGGACTCGACCCCGGTGAAGAAGGCCAAGGAAGACTTCGACGGCATCGACAAGGCTCTGGCCAACATGGTCAAGGGCGGCAAGGCTGACATGGCCAAGCAGGCTCTTGACGACACGATCAAGAGCCTGAAGAAGCAGGGGTTCACCTCGAAGGAGGTGACGTCTCAGCTCGACGATTACAAGTCGGCGTTGGCGGACCAGGCGCTGGAACAGAAGCTGGCCGCCGAGTCGCAGGGCCTGTTCGGGCAGGCGGCTCAGGACACGGCCGCGAAGCTGGACTCGCAGAAGGCCAGCGCGGACGGGCTGCGCGGCGCGATCCAGGCCCTCAACGATGTCCAGCGCCAGGGCCTCGGCGGCATGATCGGGTTCGAAGCGGCGATCGACGCGGCATCAAAGGCCGCGAAGGACAACGCCGGCGCGCTCAGCATGAGCCACGGGGTCCTCGACCTCAACTCGGAGAAGGCCCGCAACGCAGCCAGCGCCCTACAAGACCTCGCAGACAAGACTGACTCGGCCGCCACATCCGCGCGGGAGTCGGGCTCGTCATGGGAGACCGTCAACGGGATCTACTCCCGCGGCCGCTCCGAACTGATCAAGTCGGCGCAGGCCATGGGATTGAGCAAGGACCAGGCGAAGGCGCTCGCCGATCAGATCCTGCGGATCCCGAACAAGACCGCCAAGGTCAAGATGAACACCGAGGACGCCACCCGCGACCTCAACTCGTTCAACGCCGCGGTGAAGCGGACCCCCGGATCGAAGTCCGTCACCCTCAAGACGCTATCGGGGGGCGCCGAAAAGGTGCTGGAGGCGTTCGGGTTCAAGGTGAAGCGCCTGCCAAACGGCAAGGTGTCGGTCTCAGCGAAGACCGGCGGCGCGCTCAGCCAGATCGGGAGCGTCTCCGCAGCGATCTCCAACCTGAACGGGAAGACCGCCACCACCTACGTCATCACGAAGACGTCCACCTCCAACGCAGGGAACGTCTTCCATGAGGGCGGGAAGTACGCGCGCGGTGGCCTGGTGCGCCGTTACGCCGACGGCGGGACGATCGAGGGCGGCTCCGGTACCCAGGACGATGTACCCCTGCTCGCGATGGGCGGAGAGTTCATCGTCAACAAGAAGCAGACCAACAAGTACCGGTCGCTACTGGAGGCGATCAACGACGACAAGGTTCCCCACTTCGCAAAGGGCGGTATCACCGCAGCGGAGAAGAGCGCCCGGTCAGCGCTGTCTGGACAGTTCGGGATCTCCCACTTCGGCAGGATGGCCGGCTACTCGACCACACCGTTCGAGAAGTCCCTCGGGAGTCCTGCCGATCTGGGCAGTCTGACCCAGGCGTTGAACGAGGCCGCAGGCCAGATCAAGGCTGCGTTCAGCGGGCGGAAAGAAACGGGCCTGCTCAAGGAACTGGACTCCGTAGGCAAGAGCCTGATCCGGTACGACAAGAGCCTGTACAACGTCACCCGCAGCCTCGACAGCGCGAAGTCCAAGCTGGATAGCCTCAAGAACAGCGCGTCGCAACTGTCCGACTCGGTGAAGTCGAACGTCCTGTCGTCGTCGAGCATCACGCAGGGCGTCTCCGCGGGGAGCACCGTCACCGTCGCCTCCCTCATGGGCGGCCTCACCCAGTCCCGCGACAAGGACAGCGCGTTCGCGGACGCCCTGAAGGGCCTGAAGTCGAAGGGCCTCGACAAGGGTCTGATCCAGCAGATCGCCGAGGCCGGAGTCAACGGCGGCGGCCTGGAGACCGCGGGCGCCCTGTTGGGGGCGTCGTCGTCGGAGATCTCCTCAGTCAACTCGCTTCAGTCGCAGATCGCGAAGGCTGCTGCGTCCGCAGGCTCAACGACAGCGGACGCGGTGTATGGGGCGGCGATCAAGGCGCAGTCCAAGTTGGTCGACTCCTTGAAGGGCCAGCAGGCCAAGTTGGAGAAGGCCATGGCGCATCTGGCGTCGGTCATGGAGAAGTCGATCTCGAAGGCGATCGGGAAGAAGGCGGCCGGCGGGATTGTCGGCGCGGCTGCGTCGGGTGGTCTGCGGGGCGGCTTGACGTGGGTGGGTGAGCACGAGCCGGAGCTGCTGGACCTCCCGGTGGGGTCGCGGGTGTGGTCCGGTCCGGACTCGCGGCGCATGGCCGGCGGCTCGGGCGGCGGGGTGGCGCGGGTGGAGTTGGAGATCCGGTCCAGTGGCAGTGACGAAGACGAGCTGCTGTTGAGGCGCCTGCGCAGGGCGATTCGTGTGCGCGGCGGCAACGTCAATGTCGTCCTCACCGGACGCCAGCAATAGAGGAGAGAGATGCACCGGTACCGCGTTTTCAACGGCCCGATGGCCACCACGGCAGCTCAGCAGAAAGTCACCACGGGCACGGCCATCAAGACGATGCTTCAGATCGCGACCCCGAGCACCAGGCAGATCCAACTCATCAGCTGGGGGTTCACGCTGGACGGGGTCCCGGGAAGCGCCGGGCAGGTCGAACTGATTCAGACCGACGTGGCCGCATCGGGTGGCACCGCCCACGTGGCAAGCGGTGTTCAGCCGCTGGACCCGAACGCTCCGGCCTCGTTGATGCAGCTGGGTACGGCTTTGACGGGTTACACGTTCACCACGGAGGGCTCCACCACCGCGACCCGGACGTTCGACGCGAACCTCGTTCCGCCGACCGCAGGAGCGACGGACATCAACTACGTCTACCAGTGGATGCCCGACGAGCGGCCCATCGTCGCCGTCAGCAAGTTCCTGCGCGTTCGGTGCACGTTCGGTGCAGCCGTGAACATGTCAACGTGGGTCTGCTTCGACGAGTAGGTGACTGATGCCAGGAAGTGTTGCCGCCCGGTCGATGGCCTGGCAGCGCCGCATGGGCGGCGCGCCGGGTCCCCTCGGCGCGTCCGGGGAAGCCTCCACCGGGGCCCCGGTGACGGTGGAGCTGCTCGTCAACGGCACCTGGGTGGACATCACCGCCTACGTGATGGTCCGCGACGACCAGGGGCAGATCACCCTAACTAGGGGCATCCGCGACGAGGGCAACCAGACCGAGCAGGCCACCGGCTCGTTGCCGCTGAAAAACCAGGACGGAAGGTTCACCCCCCGCAACGCCATGGGCGTCTGGTACGGGCTGATCGGGCGTAACCAGCCGATCCGCATCTCGGTGCCGGACGGTATGGGCGGCAAGAGCTACCGGCTGTGGGGTGAGATCCCGAAGTGGCCTGCGTCGTGGGATCCGACGGGCGCGGACGTGTGGGTCGACGTGAGCGTGAACGGACTCTTGCAGCGCCTCGCGCAGGGCCCGGCACCGGAACGCAGCGTGATCTACAACGCGGTCACCAACCCGCTCCCGTCGAGCGTGGTGGCGTACTGGCCGTGCGAGGACCCCTCGGACGCGACGACGATCGCATCCGCCCTCATCAGCGGCTCCCCGATGGCCATCTCCGGAACCCCGAACCTCGCTTCGTACTCCGGGTTCGGCGCGTCGGATCCACTGCCCGACCTCACCACGAGCTACCTGTCCGGCGGCGTCGTCGCCTACGACGAACCCACCGCCACCCAGGTCAGATTCCTGTGTTTCATCCCGGCGATCGGGCTGTCCGACGGCAAGGTGATCTGCTCGATCGACCAGGTCGACTACTCCGCAGGCAGCGCGCAGTTCTGGGAGCTGTACTACTCCGCGACCTCCACGAGCCTCACCCTCCGCATGAACGCCTCCGACGGAACCTTCCTCGGGATCGAGCTGCCCCACACCCTCGACGTGCGGGGCCGGCAGATGTACATCAGCGTGGAGTTCCAGGAGTCGGGGACGGCGATCACCCGTGCGGTGCGGATCACGGACATCAACACCGGGCTCACGTACTCCGTCAATGACACCGCGAACGTCACCCAGCTATCGAGGGTGACCAAGGTCCAGTTCGGCCCTGCGTCGCGGAGCGCGGTCGGCCCGAACGGGACCCAGTTCCTGCCCGGAGTGGCCATCGGGCACGTCACCGTGGAGAACGCGATCACCGCGGTGGGCGCGCTCGGGGTGCGCCTCAACCCGGTCGGCGAGCCTGCGGGGCGCCGCATCCAACGCCTGTGCGGCGAAAGCAACATCGCCGTCGACTGGATTGGCGACCTCGATGACACCGTCGACATGGGCGCGCAGGGCAAGACGAACCCGCTGTCGCTGATGCAGGAAGCAGTCCTCGCCGATGGCGGCCTGCTGTACGAAAACCTTGCGGTCCTCGGCCTCGGCTACCGCACCCGGGCGTCGCTGTACAACCAGGATCCGGCGCTCGTCCTGGACTACACCGCGTTCAGCCTGTCGCAGGTCCCCACCCCGGTGGAGGACGACCGCTACCTTGCCAACCGGGTCACCGTCTCCGTGGGCGGGGTCACCGCGACCTACGAGGCGACGTCCGGGGCACTGTCGACAGCACCCCCGCCGACCGGTGTCGGCGTCTACGGGCCGAACGCGACCTCCCCGCTAACCCTGAATCTCGCTTCGTCGGACACGCCGACGCTGCTGGACCAGGCGGCGTGGCGGGTGCAGCTGGGCACGGTGGATGAGGCCCGGTATCCGCAGATCAGCGTGAACCTGGCACACCAGTCGTTCACGTCGAACCCGGCGCTGAAGCGGGCTGCCCTCGCCCTCCGCATGGGCGACCGCATGCAGGTCCTCAACCCACCGTCCTGGCTGGGTGGCGACACGATCGACCAACTCATCCTCGGCGTCGAAGAGCAGATCACACACTTCGAGCACCGCCTCACGTTCACCTGCTCACCGGCCAGCCCCTACGCGATCGGCTACCTCGACACCACGACAGCCCGGATCGACACAGACGGCAGCCAACTCGCCACGGACCTCGACTCGACCACGACCAGCGTCACCGTGGCCACCACCTCGGGCCCCGGCTGGGTCCAGTCCGGGCAGCTCAACACGAACCGCTCCTTCGAGACCGACCTCGCCAACTGGACCGGGTCCGGGGCCACGCTCGCCCGCGTGGCCACGCCCGGCCTGCCGCCGTTCGCCGGCCAGTGGTCGATGCAGATCACCCCGGATGGCGTCGCGCAGTTCCCGAACGCAGGCAGTGAGCAGATCGCGGTTGCCGTGGGCCAGCAGTACGTGCTGTCCGGGTGGCTGCTGTGCGCGGTGTCCCGCAATGTCGATCTCAACGTGAACTGGTTCGACGTCTCTCACGGGTACCTGTCGACCACGGCCAACGACCAGCAGGTCACGGCGAACACCTGGACGTTCTTCCAGCAGACGGTGACGCCTCCCGCGGGCGCCGTATACGCGAACCTCTCGCCGACCGTGCCGAGCTTCCCGCCGTCCTCAAATGTTCTCTACGCCGACGAGATCGTTTTCCGTCTCGCCACCGACACCACCAACGACGAATTCCCCTTCGACACCCGCGTGGGCGGCGAGGTGATGCGGGCGGGCGCCATCACGCCCGCAGTGCTGGACACGTTCACCCGCACCGTGGCAAACGGCTGGGGAACCGCAGACACCGGGCAGGTGTGGAGCACCACGGGTGGCGCCGCAGCCGACTACGCCGTCACGTCCGCTACGAGCAGCCACATCTGCAACTCCGTCAACGTGCTGCGATATACGGTGCTGCCGATCGCCACGGAGGACGCGGACATCACCGTCGAGTGGACCATGTCCGCGAACCCATCCGGCGACAGCCAGTACGTGTTCGTGTTCGCCCGCTACACCGACACCAACCACTTCTACTTCGTCCGGGTCGAGGTCACCACCGCGAACGCAATGATCCTCACGGTGCGGAAGCGCAACGGATCGGA